TAAAAATCTGCTTCTACAGCTTTAATATTTTCATTAGCCTCTGCTGCTTGTTTTGCGGCTAACTCACCAACCATTAATCTTCTTGCTAGTTTATTTTGTTTAATAATATCTTCTCTTTCCATTCTTTTACCGACTGTTTGTAAATAAATATCAAGAGCTCCCGCTGCACCTCTAAAGGGAGTCCTTGCATTAAAAGCATCCACTAAAAATCTTGTAAACTTTCGCCCAGCAGGTGTTTCTTCAATCGGCCCTATTGACTCTTCAATAGTTTTTTTAAAGTCTTCAGGACTATATCTTTTACCTAAGCCGAGCATCTCTGCATAGTTTGCCATGTTTAAATTAGCTGCATCTATTACAGGTAGCATCTGTCCTGCATATTGATTTGCGTAATAATTAAAAAGATTAGTGTCTTGTTCTATTCTTGCTGCTTGATCTAAAGATACTTGATCTAAAGCAGCTTTTTCTTGCTCATACTCGATAGGTTTATCCTGAGGAACAATAGGTGTATATGGTTCATAAGTTATTGAACCGCCCTCTGGTTGAAAACCTTTTAGTACGTCAAATCCTGACTCACTCATGGATTACGCCGTTCCGGTACCTGGAAATAATGAACCAATACCTGTAAATAATGGATTATATAATTGTGCAGTTTGGCTTTCAGCGTATGTAGGAAAACCACCTAATATACCTGACTGTCTTGCTAACGCATCAAAAGGTTGCATGTATTGCCTTGATAAATTTGCAAACTCTGCAGCTCTTTCAGCTTGACCAACACCTCTTTCTGTTGCACCAATTCTAGCCAAGGTGCTAACATCTCTTTCTAAAACTCCTGATGCGATAGGGTCAAATGAACCGAATACTTGTCCTATGCCTGTTTGCGTTCTACCTATGTTAGCTAAGTTTTGTGCAGCCAACTGTCCTCGTCTTTGTTGATTTTCAAAAGCTTGTTGTGCTGCTCTCTGCGCTTGTTGAAAACCACTTGATAATAAACCAGCTATGCCCTGACCTAGTTGTCTTTGAAAACCTGTTGCAGCTTCAGCGTCTAACACACCTTGTCTACTGCCACCAAAAGCACCAGCACCCACAGCCTTCGCATCTCTACCAGCTTGTTGAATATTAAACTGACGTTGCATTTCTTTAGCGTATTCATCTATAACCTGCTGCTGAAAGGGGTTCATAAATGCTTCAGTCATCTGAGGATCAAAAGCTTCTGTAGATCCCGCAGCTTTTGTAGCTGCGTCAGCCGCTGTCAATGACGCTGTGCCTAATGCACCGACACCCATATTCATAAAGTCTGGTCTATTAGCTACCCCTGTTCTAGCTAAATTTAATGCATCTGTCTCAGCACCCGAGAGAGGCTCAACAGTTTCTTTAGGTAATGGTGGTAAATCAGTAATTAGGTCTTGTCCTGATTTCATCAGGTTAGCGTAATATTGATTTCTTAATTCTTCTAAAGTTGCCATTATACCATCGCCATCCTCTCTTGGCCCTCTTCAAATGTTTCTGCGTCTTTATCAAAAGCAGTCTGTAGTGCATAAAGATTTTCTGGTCCTATTTTATCTGTGGCCTCTTTCGTAATTATAAACTCACCATTTGAAATATCTGTAGGCACTTTAGCCTCGCTACTTACAAATCTTATTGAGTCACTCTTACCGGTCCCTGGTCCGGTGACCAAGCCACTAGGTTCGCCCGTATTTCTATTTATGCCTATGCTAGTCAACTTCTCTCCACCAGTTGCATAACCTGCTATGCCGCCTGATGCGTTTTGAAATTTACTTTTCTCTAACTCTTCTTTATAGCTTCTTCTTGCATCTTCTATTCCAGATATACCAGTTGGATCTACGTCTATCATTCTAGGATCATCCTGTCCTTGTACAAAAGCAGTGGCTAGTAAACCAAGCTCTGCTGCTTTAACTGGATTCTTGACAATAAAATCTAAAATTTTTCCTGGAGCACCAGTAATTAAATCTGAGATCCCACCACCAAACCCTCCTGGGACGCTCATCAAATCTTCAACACTTTTAGCATCGGACATAGACATACCTATTTTACCAGTGGGTGTTTTAAAAGTATCCATCACACCCTCAGAAAATGTTTTACCTGGACCAGCTGTAGCTCCACCTAGCAAGGCGGTTATTCCAATATTTCTTGCTATGTTTTCTGGTTTGTCTCCAGCGATCAAAGCTCCAATACCTTGCGCTAATGCGGGATTAAATCCAAAACCAGGGGCTAATAAACCTATTCCAATCTGTCCTACTGGACTTTTTAAAAGTTTTTTAGCGCTTTTGAATATATTTTTTAACATTACTCATCCCCTGTTGCTGCTCCACTAAATAAATTTGGTGCGATAACGTGAACATCTCTACGTATATCGTCTTCTGTCGTCTCAGTTGCAGGGTTGGCGATGTCAGCTTCCACTTCTTCGTGAGAGCTATATTCATGTCCTGTTTTAGTATTTGTAACTGTAGTTTCTACTTTAGCACTATAAACGGGTATTTGTTTACCGCCTATGATGTCATAACGTAGAAGCTTTGGTTCATCTACAATTTTTGCCATAGTATAGTTTTATATATGAAAAACTAAGAAATCAATAGGTATTAACCACAAATAAAATCAGTATTAAAGGCTATAACTGTCTTTTTACATCCTTTTTCTATAGGTGGAGAGCAATGAGGTAGAAATGCTGGAAAGCTAATGATATCTCCCTCTTCACAAATTTCTTCAAAATTTCTAAATTGTGTTGAATAACCTGCAGGGCATTCTAAAAAGTAAACATTAGCATAATTAGTCTGTGGATGAGTATGCCAACTATGTTTGCCATTTTCACCATAAGTTTGAAACCAAAAGTTATCTATTTTAGCCTCCTGAACTTTGAACTCATCTACCATTTTATGTATGTGTGGGGTAACTGTTTCTATAAATAATTTTGCATATTCCCTGTGCATTTCTCGTGGCAGATTCCAGTCAGTGTGTATGATATTTTGGCCCTCGCTTCGCATGGGATTGTTAGGGATTTTATTTATTTGTTCTAAAAGTTTATCTTTTATCTCTGAGTGAGATTTTACCTTTGTTTTAAAAATATAATTCACTACAATTGTTGTTTTACTTCTAAAACAGATATTTCAACCATGGCTCTAGAGGCTGCATTAGCTTGTAATTTAAGTTTATCGCCTTCTTGATAAACCATACTAGAATTAATTGTATTAGTATTTGAGGCTGAGACATCTATTTGAAATATTTGAAAATCGTTACTACCATCATGGTGATCTAAATTTACTGTTACGGCTGCAGATCCATCATAATTATGTGTGTTAATTGTTTTTACAATAAAAGTTGAAACAGGAACTGGAGGAGAGGCAGCAACATTAGCCGTAGGAACAGTAAACACAGTTGTAAGATCTGTGGTTGTTAAATTAGCTATAAATCTTTTAAAAACATCAGCCATTTAAAAACCAAGTCCTTCTTGTAGCTTCTTCTTGTGTATCTAGTGTGTATTGAGTATTAAGTTGCTGTATCATCTCTTCTAGTTGTCTAATAAGTTCAGCGGATTGTTGTGGATCATACTCCGGTCTGGGATCTGGAAATCTCTGTAATACTAATTTTGCCATTATCTTCTACCATCTGGTTGAATATCAAATCTTTGTGTACCCAATCTCCATGCAGTCCCCGTGGTGTTAGATACTACGTTGACCGTAAACTCTCTACCTCTTCCACGTAAACTCACAAACTCTGTAGCATCAGTAAACGTTGCTGTTTTAATTGTGCTTGTGCTAGTGTTAGGGTAATTTTTAAATTCGAGTTTTGCATTTAGGGTGCCCTCTTGATTTTGAACATCAGGTATTAATTTAGATACAAATAATAAGTCATTTCCTTCTCCTAATTCAACGGAGCCTGATTTAACAAAAGCAGTCATAGCCTCACCGTCAGCATTATTACCTGTTTCATGTAAAAGTAATTTAGATGCTCCCGCTGTTAAGCCAGATATAACCTCATTATTTGCCACAACATCATCAAAATACTCAGTTGCAACAGGATTATCAAAAACCTCTCTATCAATCCATGTTGTTCTACTAAGAGTGCCTATCCACCATGTGCGCTCTAAATAATTATAAGCCACCACTGCATTAATTTGATCAGAGCCTGTCCTATTATAAAACCACAATATTTCATTAAATTCACCATTATGTCCAACAAACGCATTTTCTGAACCAGTGACATTAATATTATCAAAAACAAATTGTTCTACAGTGCAAGGTAATTTTTTTACTGTACCATCAAATAGAAAGAATGAGTCTTGAGACATCCAATAAGAAACACCATTTAAGTCTATACCTGCGTGCTGTCCTATTATACCACAGTTCTGACCTAATTGTCTAAGACCAAAAGTAAAAGGAGGGCCAATAAATTGTAATGAATGTAAGGACGTGTCTGTCCATACAAGAATTTGACCTCTCGATCTTTCAGAGGCTACGATTCGTGATCCGTCAGCTATTCTTAAAGAACCAGCAGTGTTTTCTGCTGTAGGTTGATAAGTATTTATATCTTCCTGACTAGAAAATCTTATTAACAAATCGTCTTGTTTGCTTGGATCACCTATATCATTCTCTGTCCCCATAAAAATTAAATGTCTATCTGGAGTAGATACTAAACCAATTCTTGAGGCTGTTGGTGCGCCTGTTATCGCACTTGCTCTAGTTGATACTGAAGTAGAGGGATTCCATTCAAATGCGCCACCATTAAGAACCGTTGCAATTAATTTTTCACCAAAGTTATCTAAAGACCATTGTCTAGCTTCTAACGTAACATTAGAAGCAGTAGATGGTGTGCCCCAAGTACCTGAACTCCAAGTATCAGTGCCCCAACCAAATGCAGGTAATGAAAATTCTGGACCTACGTTAATTTGATATTTTGCGTTACCCGTTCCTCCACCACCAGATGTCGAGCCTGACGCTGCTGCAGTGGTTGTAACTGTATATGCATTATTATTTGCAACAGTTATGACTTCAAACTCTTTGTTCATGTCAAGTCCGTCTATGGTTGAAAAAGAGTCGAATGTTACAAAGTCTCCGACTTGTGCCCCGTGGCCTGTGTCTGTAACCACAACTGTAGTTGTTGCATTTGTTGTGAAAGGGTTGGATAGTGATGTGGTAGTTTTTCTTAATGGGGTGATGTCATAGGCTCTACCCTCTTCAATAACATACAGTTTTCTATCAGTTCCGACAGCATCATATCTTGTGCCATCTAATGCTACCCAGGCGTGTTGATCCCGAGCAACACCGACTATTGTAGTGTTTATAAATTTCTCCCAACCTTTAATTTTTTGTGGCAAACCCTGAAAAAAACGCACATTATCGCCATCAGTCCACTTACCTTCACCTGTGTAATCGGTTACTTCTTTATTAATACCTGGTGCTGGTCTAAAATTTACTAGGGGCATTTAAAAAATATACTACAATTCCTTGATTGGATCATTAGAAAAATTAAAAGCAACAGATATCCTATCATTCTTACAATCTGTAACCGTATGATATAAGTATGAGGGAAATAATACCAATTTGCCTTTTGTTTCATTAATTTGCTCATCATTAATAGTCTCAAATGGTTTTGTTTTACCTTCTATCAGTTCAGTTCTTGAAAAAATTAAGTTGCCCTCTCCTGGTTTAATTATTAAAACACCACAAAAATCTGCAAATCCATGGTTGTGCATTTTGGTAGAATCTCCCTTTTGATAAAAATTAACCCATGCCTCCTTTGTGTGCCAATTATTGTATCTCCAATTCTGGCTTTGTCCTATTTTTGGTAAAACATTTTGACATATGTATTGTGATAATTCTTGCAAATCTTGATATTGATTTAATCCGTCCCAACCTGTTGTCAGTGCATTGACATTATTTAAATCTCTTTTCCAATTATCTTTATCTATTACAACTTTTTCTTGCAATTTATTACAAAACTCAATGTCAATATTAGTGTGAAATATCTTGGTGCTAAACCAATTCTCTAATTTTATTTCCATAAATTATTATTTTAATAATTCTGTTTGAAAAGCTATTGTTACTCGCAAAAGAGAACTTAATCTTGTTGGTGCTACACCTCTATGTTTTAATGACCCATTAAATACTATTAAACGATCTGGTTTAAAAGAACATACGTTTGTGGCCTCTTTATTTTCATCATAAATAATAAACTCACCGCCCCACTCTGGATCCCAATGTGGAGCTAAACAATATAAAAAAGTAGGTAAGTTTTCATAATTATCCTCATGCATTGTGCCATCATATCCAGTAGGATGTATGTTTATAAACCACCTATAGATTCTTATTTTCTTTGTATCCATATGATTTTGATCAATTTTAGTTTTTAAGTCGTAAATTAATGGTAAGAAAAAATCAGTATTAGGAAGTAAAGTTGTGAAAGAATCCGCAGCTAATTGTCTTTCATGTGCTTTATTTTTAAGACACATTTTTATTTCACCCTTATCAATATATTTGTCCCAAAAACCATTAATAAGATCAGGATTATTTAAAAAATTATCTACTTTATTCATTTTTGAGGTTCTACTAAAGCTCCTACATGACCTTTAAATGTTCTGTTACCAAAATGTGATAAAGGCATTGCTAGGTCAGCCCATATTTTACCTCCACACTCTTGCCATAATCTAGAAAAATAATAATCCTCTGAAAGATATCTTAATTGAGGTTTACCTTCTTTTGTTTTTGTTTCATATGGTCCAACAGCAAATAAATCGTAACAATTATCTGATTTATAATATCCACCATTTACTATTTGATCAGACTCATATTTTCTCTCTGGAAACTTTTTCATCATGGTTCTAAATACTTGTCTCTTAACTAACATCATTCCCGTTGCTGCCTCTTGCACAGGAAAGAAACCCTGTTCTCCCTTTAAATTTGTAGGATCATCAAAATTAATATTGTATCCCAAAGCTCTAGCCTCTATTTCATCATTAGATAGATCCGGGTGCTTTTCTAAAATATCTTTAATTTTTTCTAAATGAATATGTTTTCTTGGGTATATACCACATGCTACATCTTTGTCAGCACATAATAATCTTTCGACATTTTTATGCGTAAAACCTATATCAGCGTCAATAAATAAAAGATGCGTTGCTACAAAATCTTGTTGATCCATCATCATAGATACAATCGTGTTTCTAGCTCTTGTTATTAAACTTTCGTTACCCATCGTTTGTATTCTTAAATGCACATTATTTGCCACTGACCATTGTTGTAATTCTAATAATCCATGCAAAGTAGGTTCAGTAAGTAACCCTCCATACATAGGCATTCCTAAAAAAACTTTAAAATTTTTATCTTTTAATTCTTCTTGTTTTAACATTTATATATACATACCTTTCCATTGATTACATTTTCTATAATTAAAAGCTAAAGTTATTCTTTGATTATCACTTTCATTAGCTGATACTCTATGCTCTACGGTGTCTGGAAACAAAACTATTTTGCCAAACTCTGGTTGCACAGATATTGTATCATGAAAATAAAACTGTGTTACCGCATCTGGTGAATCAGTCAAATATATAATTCCACATAGCGCTCTATGTATGGGGTCCATATGCACGTGATACTCTTGAAAAAACTCTTTGTGGTATATATTAAACCACGATTTTTCAATAAACCCCTCATAATATTTACCAGACATTGACATATAATTCTGCACGTGAGCTAAAATATTTAAATGTAAACCTTGTAATTTTAAATCATTAAGTATATTGAAACTTAAACTATCACTTGTAATACACTTACAAGCATACGGATTATCTGTAATTTTATCCTTCATCTCTTCAATATATTTTATTGCATTATTGCAAACTTCTTTATCTAGAAAGTTGTAATAAATGTTATTTATTTCAGGTCTTTGTATAAATGACATTCTAAATTTTAAATAAAAAGGTGTTTAGGTACCTATGTATTTTATTTTTGTTATTATAATATTGTTTAATAGAAGCAATAGGTTTCATAACTTGCTCTATTGCATTTGCATCGTGCCCCATAAAAATACCACCTTTTTTTATTTTTGGATAATAAGCATGAGCTTCATTGTAACTTTGTTCTTTAGTCATCATTGCATCAAAAAATATAAAATCTAATGAAAGATCAGATATACTTTTTACTGCATCTAATGAGTCCTTTTTAATTATTTCAACATTATCTGACATGCCAGAATATTTAACCTTCAGCCTTGTCAAAAACTCACATAGTTCTATATCCATTCTATTTACGCTATAAGCAGGTTTACCATCAGGTTTAGTTTTCAGCCAATCATCATAAGGTTTCCAACTATCTATGAGATATAACTTTTGAATTGAACAATTATGTAGAATAGTCAAGCTACTTTCACCTTTGTCTACACCTAACTCTAAACCCACTAAATTCTCACCAAGCATATTAATGGCTTGTATTAATGGTCCTATGTCTGCAGAGTCACAATCTCTGTAATCACAAGTAATGTCAGTCATTAAGAATTTTTAATTTTTTTCTCTCCCAAACATTTTCTCTTATCAAATTTCCATTCTTTGAATTCGCCCTCTTGATCTACATAATGTAAAAATACAGTTATAAAATGATCGTGTTTACAATATTCTCTCCAGTGTATTTTATCCATGCCTTTAAATATTAACGCATTGTTTGGAACCATAGGGAATTTATAATCTATTTTGTATCTATTATAGTCACCTTCATTGGAGTAATACTTGTAATCTGAGTTATTATCCTCTTCTCCTACAAATATCTCATAAGGCTCCTGAGCAGGATCTGCACCCAAACATAAAGCAACGGTGTATTCACAAGAGGGTCTATCTTTATGTATTTTTAAATCAGATCCTTTATCATATATTCTAAAGTAAGAGTATGTTGGAAATAATTTTTTACCTACATTTTGCTCTACAACTGGTGTGCTTGCCTCCATAAGAGTTTCCATATATGTATCAGAATAAACTCCTATAAGTGAGTTAGCCTGATCATCTATTTCAAAAGATTTAGTATTTGAAAATTTTATAAGTGAATAAGAGTAAGACAAATTTAATATTTGTTTAGGTAAGAACTCAGTAATAAATATTGGCTCCATCAAATGGCCCATCCTATTAAGGCGTATCTAGTGCCACTTGTTACTTTATTTACCTGATGAGGAAATATAAAATTTGACGGAAACATAATACAGTCTCCTTCATTTTGTGGATATTGTATTTCGTTGCCATCTATATTAAACATAAACTCTCCACCTTGAAAATCATTGTTTAAGCAAACAGAAATAGATATAGCTCTATTTTGAGTTTTAGGGCCAAAGTCAGTATGATATTTGTATCCTGCTTCATATTCATTAGATACATATTTTAAAATGTCTAACTGTGATATTTCTTCAACCTTACTGTATTTGTGTTTATCAGAGTAAGTTTTTAATGCTGAAAAAAATTTACTTAGAATATAATTATAGAGAACTGTTTCGCCAAATGTTTGAGGCTGTATAGATTTTGTCGTGCAGTTTCTAATATTTTTTTTTACTGATCCTTCTGAATTTGTGACAATACCTGCATCTTCAAATCCATAATCATGGTATTTAATAATTTTTTTACAAATATTTGAGGGAATTAGTTTTCTAATTTCTACAATATAATTTTGCACTTGTTAGTAAGTTATACTATGTCCTGAGAGATAATTATCTCTTGCTGTAACACCTGCATTTGTGCCCGCTGTGACTGCAGCTGAGTCATCATCAGTGTTTGCACTTGCATCGGCAGCGTAAGCAGTGTTGTAGGCTTCAGTATATTTATCCTCTGCTTCTGCTCTAATCACAACATTATTTACCCATGAAGGTAACTCAGTTATAGATGTATTATCTCTACTGTCAGTGTATTCTATGTGACCTTTATTATTGACTGCATCCCACTGTAATGCATGTATAGAGGCATCTATTTCAGTATGTGACCTTAAATTGTAGCAAACTTTTGAATCAAAGTAGACATCAGATTCAGTATTGCCTGTGCCCTTTGCTGGACCATTACCATCGAGTTGTCCATCAGCATCAAATATAATAGTTAATCTTGTATTTACCGTTGTATTATTTACTGTTGTTGCCATTTTTCTTTACCTTTTTTGTCGAAGCTTTCTTAGTCTTCTTTGTAATTTTTATATTATTATTACTTAATTGTCCAATCGTTTTATCCACTTGAGTTTTGTCACCATCCATGACAGCCCTTTGTTGTTTACTTAACAAATTAAAAATAGACGTGGTATTCCTCATTAAATTAGACGCTGTATCACTTTTTTGCAAAAGGCCCTCCATAGCTCTATTAGAGTCAACCATCTCATTTCTAAAGGATTCTGTTGCTGCTTGAACTTTCATGGTTTGTCTTGAATTTTCTACTAAAAGTAAAGGTATCCAAGCTATGGAACATCCCCACTCTTGAACGTCTAATCCAGTTTGTGGGTTTTTGCCCTGAAGCATATTATACCAGATGCATTTATGTTTAATACATTTCTTTTTTAAAAGGGGGCACGTGCCGTCTGGGTCAAATATAGGCACTAATCTTTAGCAGCAATAATCACGTTAGCGTATTTTACATCCGCCGCTGGAACTGTTACAGAAACGTCAGCAGTTGCGCCAGATAAAGATCCTGAAAATGGGTGAGTGTGAGATCCACCACCACCAGCTGATCCACTAGAAATACCACTAGGTGAGTTACCACCACTTCTGATAAGAGGTTTACCTGATTCCTGTGGTCTTACGTTGTGAGTTGTAAGAGGGTGCGTATGAGATGCAATAGTTGGAGTTGATAATGTTGTATCACCAACTGTACCGGAAAGTGAACCTGAAACAGGAGCGTCACTATCTGCAGCTGTCTTATCTGTAGTTGCTAAGAAAGAAGAAAAATAAGCTGTGGTACCACCAGTGCCTCCGCCTGAGCCTGTAACCACTGACATTACTGCCTCGTTTAAAGCAGCAGTTGTATCTTGTGTCCAACCCGTTGGTGCAGATGCTTGATAAAAAACTTGTTTTGTCCCTGAAGGAAAAGGTTCAACACCTGTTAAATTTGCACCACTACCTGTATATGTAGTTGCAGATACTGTGCCATTACTTCTTAAAATAATATTACCACCACCTGCAGTTAAATCTTTACCTGCTGCTATTGTTACTGCGCCTAACTTATCTACTGCATTATAAATTTTAAAATTTGATGATCCTTCACAATAAACATGAGAATAAGCACCTTGTGCAATTGCTAATCCATTAGCGGTGTGTCCTGTTGCGGCTATAGTTAAAGTTTGTGATCCTGAAGTATTGTTGAAGAAAACATACTCACTCTCAGTAGCGGGTATGAAAACAACAATGTCTCCTGTCAAAGCTCCTGTAAGTTCAATAACCCTATTAGCTGATTCTGTGCTAGGATCTGCATCTCCTGTTGATAATGTTATATTGGCTGATCCTGCTACTGATTTTGCAAGGTAGCCACCACCAAAAGCGTCAACAACATCTAAATTATTATTTGTTCTTGTACCCCAGGTATTGGCATTAGCCCCTGTTTCCATCTTCTCTAGCTTGTATCTACTTGTAAATGTACTTGCCATGTTTTTACCTCTTTAAAATATATAGTTTTTCATAAATTCTACAACAGTTTTGTATGTATCTCATCTCCCATTACTAATACATCTGCTTCTGACTTGTCAAACATTATTTTAGCTTGTTTTTTTGTGCCTACAATAGGTTTACCAGGTAAATTCATTGATGTGTTAATTAATACAGAACTCCCTGTGATTTGTTTGAATTCCTTTAATAAATTTAAAAATGTCGGATTTTTATTATCTACAGTTTGTATACGACATGTACCATCTGCATGTGTTATAGTAGCATATTTCCAAGGATCTTTCACTTTAGCCTGATACAACATCCAAGGACTTTCATATTTTAAATCAAAATAATTTTCATAATCGTCAACAGGCACACTAGCTCCGTAGGGTCTAAACCATATTCTTTTTTTTATTTTATCATTTAAAATTTCTTTCGCATTTGGAACCGTAGGATCAAAAAGTATAGATCTATAACCAAGCGCTCTTGGACCTAACTCTCCCCAACCTTGTCCCCACATTACAATTTTTCCCTCATCAAGATATTTTGCAACTTTTTTTATTGTGCTATGTTTTGCATATCCAAAGTTTTCGTCATGTTGTTTAATATCAACAATTGATTGTTTTAATCTAAACCTTTTGTAAAACTCACCACCTAGAAGAAAGATAACAGCACCAATAGATAATCCCTCATCACCACAGTGAGGAGTAGGAGTATAATTAGGAAAATCCTCTTTTAACATTGTGTTTAATATTATGTTATGCCCAACACCACCTGATACACCAATTTTATCATGCTTGTTAAAATTATTACTAAGATGTCTTCTTAATTTTTTATACCAATAGTAATGTAATGATGTAACGAAAGAGTTAGATATAAATGATTCATCTTTACTATTAATCTTTTTCTTAAAGTTTGACAAATTTTCAAAGGTATTAGGAACATGTACAAGTTTATTTTTTTTATTTTTATATCTCTTGTATGTAGGCATATCTAGAAGATGTGAATAGTCTTTACCAAAAGCATGTAAAGCCATTGTATGTCCTGCAAAATCAAGGTTTTCTCTAAACTCATTGTACCTTTCCACATATAAATCATCATCTTTTTTTGTTGTAAACCATTGCATCCATAATTTGTCTAAGTCTCTACCAAGACATGAATGTTGATAAGCATTAAGTTTTAATTTTGGTTGGTTTTTTTTGTAAATAGTTACACAATCAAAGCTACTTCCAACACTATCTACTATTAAAGAATTATAATTTGATGTGCCCATTATGGAATGATGATGACATAAATGATGATCTACGAATATAGGTGTTAAATATTTGTATGGAAACTCTACACCATAAATACCACCTGCATCAACTATGGCTAAATTAGTTATATCTCCAATGTCATAACCTAAGTGATTAAGATATTTAACCCACGTGCTTAAATCATCATGAGCTTGACCTTTATAACCTGTAATTCTTTCGAATTTTAAATATTTAAGAGTATTTGTATCATGATCGTAAACAGAAATATTACCATCGTGACAGTAAGTGTGAACACCTACGGTTAGTTTATCTTTCACTTTAAGCTGCGTTTACCTCTGTCCATGTATTACTTGCACCCGTCACCACGTTGGCCCAAGGCGTAGCAAAAGGTTTACCTGAAACTATTGATAAATCAAGTCCAGTCACGTTTACTGTGGCTCCCGCTAAAGGAGTTACTGTGCCCTCTGCGAAGCTAAGAGCGACTGTTGATACGTTTACTATTACTCCTGTGCCTGTCTCTACAGTTTCTGTGCCTAATGAGAAAGCGCTAGATAAACTACCGAGTGTTACTAAAGCGTCCGCAGTTGGGGTCACACTACCTAATGCTGAAGCCATTGTAACGGCAGTAGGATCTACTTGAGTAAAGATATCGATTACTGGGGTGCCAATAGCAAAATCTAATTGATCTGAAGGCGCAACAACCGCAACACTTCCCTCACCTGAAACAGTTGCTCCTGATAAGGCTGCACCGATTGTCAATGCTGTTGGATTTACTAATGCTGAAGCCTCTGATATTGTTACAGAGTTTAAAGCAGATGTCATTGACAATCCTGTTGGACTTACAATTACACCTGTTCCCACTTCTTGAGTAGTGGTGCCTAATGCAGTAGACATTGATACGCTACTGACGTTAGTAATAAATTCTATATTTTCATTCCAAGCAAAAGAACCCCATGTCGATCTTCCCCAACCTGCATCAACAGTACCTGATCCTGTTTCATCACCAACGGCAAAAGAAACAGATAAACTACCTAGGACGACACCTGCGCCCTCTTCGATAGCTAAAGCTCCTGATAATTGTGTTTGAAACGAAAGACCTGTAGGTGAAACAACGTGTTCCGGTTCTGCTATAGGGGTGCCTAAAGCAGCTGTAAGTGTAACTGGAGAAGGTGGAACTGATACATCAGCAGTAGCTGAGGCTGTACCTAATGCGGATGTTACTGAAACACCCGTTACTGATACGGTAATTGAACTTTGTTGGCCCCATGCGCCTTCGCCCCAATTATTTTCACCCCAAGCGTCTGCCATGGTAATGACCTCCTATATTAAGATAGTCTTAATATAGCACTTGATGCATCATTAGTTGGGAATGCGATTGTAAATGTACCGTTTGTTGATGTCTTAACACTACCAAAATCTAAAACTGCGATAGCTGCATTAGTATTTGATGATGATCGATTGTAAATTAAAGCTGCTTGAGCAGAAATTGTTGCTGAAGTAAAACTTACATTTGCAAAATCAACAAATGCTGTTGAAGCTGTTGCGCTAGTTGCTGTTAAGCCAATGGTTGGACTTGTTAAAGTTGCACCACCACTCGCATATGTTCCTGAGTTTGGAACTTCGTTAGTTGCTGAAAATGCTGTAGTGTTTCCATTTAAGGTTGCTGAATTTGTGTAGAGAGCAAGATTGATAGTGTCATTATCAATATCATGATCCCCTGCCAATAACTCTTTCTTAAATGAAGCACAGACTGCTTGATTTATTGCCATGTTTTATGCCCTCCTTAGGCTTTTGGGTCTGCTGATGGTAAGGGTACTCGTAGCACACCATCAGTATACTCATCTCTTCGTTTACGTCCCATTTGCTCATTAGCAAAAGCTTGAAGAGCTGTTTGGAACTTCTGCGTGTATAATTGCATATCTTGAGTATTTTTCAAGTATGAATAAGCCTCTGATACCACACCATATAACAATACCTCAGGCGCATTATTAGATACAAAAGTTGTGGTGCTTGTGCTACCTGATCCATTACCTAAACGCTCTGGAGTTTCAGAATACCATAACTCAACTGTGTAAGATAAATTTGGTGTAGGAGCTACAACTAACGTATTAGAATCCCAATTGGCCCAGTATCTAGGCTCACCTGTGAAACTTGTGTTAGATGAAGATCTTTCTTTTGCGTACTCATCTATAAAAGTTGCATCTACTTGTTCTAACCATACTATTTCTCCATCTGATTTATGTAATTGTAAGCCTCTGGCAAATCTAAAACCGCCCTCTGGACCTGAAACATCCAAAAAGGAGTTATTAGCTATAAAAGCTGAAGTGGCATATCGTCTTTGAGAGTCTGAATCAAGAAGTCTATCTATTTGATTTTCTATATTTGTAATAAAAACATTAACTACACTATTAGATAATACGTCTGATGTAACCTCTGTATAATTTCTAACATTGTCTAAAAGCTCAGAATAATTCATGATATCACCACGCTAACTGTACCAACACTTGATGCAATTAGCAACTCATTGCTTTGTATAGATGGTAACATACCACTTGACTCAAAAGCTGAGTCTCCTGGCGCTCCTGCAAAAACTACAACAGGCTCTTGTCTTGCTGGTCTAGGATCTTTTAATGCGATTGCGTCAGCTGGATGATGACCTGGATCTAATTGCGGATGTTTTGGCTCAAAACAATCTGGGCAAGTAAATAATCCGTTCCATTCTTGTCTAAGCTGTAAGTATTTGTACTGTTGTCCGCACCTATCACATAAAGCTATGGCACGATTACCGTTCGCAAAAGTCATCTATTACCCCACGTAAAAGCTTCTAGGCACTATGTTAACAGAGGTTGATTGACTGTCCTCAGTCAATGCCCTTTGTAACTCTGCCTCATATCTTCTTTCTAATTCTTGTGATCTTTCTGGTGCTATCTCTTGTCCAAGATAGTATGCTAAACCCGCAACAGTACATGGTAAAAATCTAAAAGGTGCATCAGGTTGATTTGTGTACTCACCTACGTCTTCTATTCTACCTACATAAAAATAATTGAGTTGTGTATCTGTTGTATCTGGAGTTTGGTATACGTTTATCTCTACATTAGATAAATTTCTTTGTACAAAATATTGACTAGGTTGACCCTGTTGAAATTTGTTTGGTATATTTTCATATTCTGACCTTGATATTTTAGTCATACTAGTATCTGTAGTAGTGCTTCCATCGACTGTTCTAAATACTAATTCTAAAACATCAGAAGCGTCAGCCGGAGCTGTGTATGTTGTAGTTCCTGCTGTTAAATTTTGTGTGTGATTTTTCACTTTCCATAAGTGAATACCTCGATTACCCCACTCTGAAAACAACAAGTTAAGATTATCTCTTGCTGCTCTCAGTTCATAACCTGTTCTCATAGACTTCCCACAACGAGCGTAAGCACGTTCAATGATGCTATCAAAACTAAGATTAAAAGTGGTGGTATTCGAGGTAGCCATATTACATTTTTGGCTTCATGCCGCCGCCACGCTTTTTTACTGCGCCACGTTTTTTAGGTTTTTTCTTTACGACATTCTTTTTCTTGCCGCCTTTTTTCATGACGTTTTTCTTTTTACCGCCACCCATCATGCCCATTCCAGGCATTTTTTTTGCTCCCATCATGATGTTACTCCTTTTTTAAATAGTTTTTCATATGTTTTTTGCCTTGTTGCAACAACCTCCTCGTAGTATTCAGAAGGCCATTTTTTATAATAACCTATCTTATGTAGTTTGCAACTTGCTTCGTAAAGCTGTTTAAACTTTTGTATTAGCATCATGGAGTAAGGTATGGGATTATCATAGGTAGTTTCATCAGTAGGCTCTACTAAAAATTCTTGCTCTTCTATAGAGGCAGGGTTGTCAGGGTGAAATCCCATAAAATAAACGTCCCGCCTATTGTACGTTTTATTATAAAAATCTATTTTTTCTTGAAATTGTTCTAAACTGTATTGATCATAATATGGGTCACAAAATATCAAAATATCATGTTGTTTTTTATTCCAATCTTTTAAAAGAGCTGTGAGATGTTTTTCATACTTAGATTTATCAGACCTAACCTCTATTCTAAGCTTTCCGTCTTTACGCCATTTTGCAGCAAACGGACACGCTGGAAAACCTAAATGTTTATTCATTGGCTCTAAGACTTGCTTAGACCAATCTATTACATCAAGCTTTATTTTTTCTGCGTGTTTTTTTCTTGACAATTGTTTTAACGTTTGTGGGTTTTGGGCCTACATTACCTGCGGCACGTTTCCTTGAAACTGCTGATTTGATTTGTCCCTTTGTCATTGCACGAGCTTTTGCTGCGGGGACACACTTTGGATATTTTCGTTTAGCGTCTTTTTTTTGTTTGGTTCTACCACATTTAGCGAAGCTGCCATCTTTTCTTTTTGAGCTAATGTCTCTCCAATCCTGTTTGAACCACTTCGCTAATCCTTTGTGGCCAGACATGTTATATCTGTGAGATTATGTAAACAGCACCAACTACAACTATAACGACAATAATTTTGCCCTTTTTATTTAGTCTACCCCATGAGTGAACTAATTGGTTCCATTTATTTTTGATAGAATCTAGCATGATTACCTCCTAAGCTGCTCTTGTTAATAGTTTGGTTTTTTTTCTTCTATTGTTAGCAACCATTCCACAACCTGCAGCGACCATTCTAAGTCCTTTAGCTCCGCCTCTTGCTTTTCGATCAGCAGAAACCTGCTTACGTTGTTGAGAAATAGACATGCCCCCCATTGCACGTTTTGGACCTTTAAAGTCTTTACGCTTTACACCGCTAGGATCTTTAATTTTTCCTGCACAAATCTTTGATGCATAAGCATTCGCATAAGCTGACGGATATACCTTAAACTTACGTTTTGCAGCGGCTTTACCTCTAGGACATAATTTAGTCATTTTTTTCTATTTCTCCTTAAACTAATCTTACCTTTTTTAAATATATTAGCAACTTGTGTTTTACCCATAACTTTTGCTCTTTGTTCACCTACAGTTAATATTTGTATTTTTCTTGCGTAAGGCTTTTTAATTTTTTTTACTTTAGCCACAGTTTTTCTAGCATCCGTGGGTGTAGCAAACTTAATACTTACAGTATCTTTAGGATTTTCGTCTGTATATAATCTTCTGCCAGAGCCCTTAGGCTTTTTTCCTGTTCCTTTTTTTGGATCTGCCATTAATTATTCCTGTTAATTTTTTTGCTTGATTAGCGTGTTTCTTTGATGCTTTACGTAACGCAGAGGCTACTTTTTTAATTTTTTTCATACCAGGCTTAGATACCTGTTGTCTCATTTGTGCTCTAGATATTGCCATTAAAAGTCAGTGGTCTTTATAAGAAACTCTTCTATCCAAGCTATCTTATCATCCATTTGTATAATTTTTGATTTAATCACAGCAATATCTTGCTGCATTTGTGCAACACTATCAGCCTTTTTTTCTACTGCATTAAGGCGTTCAGACCACATACCCCATGTCATGCCGACTGTTGCAATCAGCACAACATAAGGCAAAACTGTCTTCATCTCTATCTTAATCGACATACGCAATCCTCATCTGTTTTACAATCGCACATAATAACCTCCTATTTTGATTTAGCTGACATACTGTTCAAAGGATTATTTAAAGCCTTATTAATCTTTAAGTCAAGGCTTTCTTCTAATAATTTCATCTCATCTAGAAGTTCTCTAGCGTCTTCTTTTTGTCTGTCTTCAACATCATTAACAATCTCTGTGATGTGTCTTATATCACCATTCATTTGACGTAAATCTGCTTTCATATCAGAACGCATGTCTCTAGCAACATCTGATATTATAGTAATCTCTTGCAGTATCATATCTATCTCTGATTTTAATACAGCCATGCCCTCATCATACTGAGAAAGGTCCGGCTCAGTATACAAAGTTATCTTTTCCTTCATATCAAGGTAGTCCTGATAAAAAGTGAAGCCGGTCCATGCAGCACCACCTAATGCACCTAATAAAGTAAAGATAGCAAAGACCTTGCCTCCCGATACCTTAAGTCCCGAATACTCAATACTGGGCATCTATCATCTCCTGAAGTGTATTATTTTGTGCCATGTCAAACAGCATACCATACTGATCATCTATTGTCTTGTTTAAATAGTCGTCAACGTTTGTATCTTGTATGTAAGACTGACTATCAAAAAAGGTTTTAGTGTTACCTAATATCTGCATGACAATTAAGGTCTTTGTCTGAGCGGCATCATCATATCTTGCTTTGTCATCAATCTTCTTAACTATTTTAGTGGCAGCCTTTTCTTTCTTTGATACCTTAGGCTCAGATGGTTTCTCTTCTTCTACCGTTTCTTCTGGATCTTCTTCTTTTTGTGGTGTTTGTGGTTGCTCTGGTTCTGATTCCTGTGGTTCTTCTTGAGATTCTTCGATAACTTCCTCTTCAGGTTCTGCTTCTACAACCACGATCTCTTCCATTTCCATCTCAATTTCTAACTCTACTTCGGTTTCAACCTCAACTATTTCTACCTCAGGCTCAGGTAAATTTAATTCTATTTCAGCTATCTCTAACTCTACACTAGCAACTGTAATCTCTTCTACAGGAGCTTCAATAGGCACAAACTCTATTTCGCCCTCATTCATGCTGACATCATTTAACTCAAATACCTCTTCTACAAAATCTAACTCAACAGTGTCAAAAATATTTAAATATAATATCTCCTCCATAGTAGTGATTTGTTGAGTAATAATTGTATTTATGACGTTATAAAATACATTAACAGTTACATCATCAAATAAGGGACCTATTGCAAGGTTGATATCTCGCCCACCCACTTCAACAGTTATTCTGTTTAACACACCACTAAAATCAAAAGATCCACTGTATGATTGATAACCTGATGCAATGCCAGATTCAGACAAGATATCAGTGCCTTCAAACACTGTGTTAGATCCATTACGTCCTGTAATGTGCATGTATATTCTATCTTGAGCATCTCTTTTTTCGACTTCAATTGAGTATCTAACCTCACCACCCTTATCTATTTGCAAATCAGATATATTAATATTGTTAATTATAAAAGTGGTGCCCATACCAGAAACACCCATTGTAGAGGTGCTATTACCAGATCCAGTAATTTGTGCACATCTATCTGCTCCTAACTCACCACAAGTATTGCCTGTGGGCATTGAAGCGGGACCTTGACCTCCCCAATCTGTACGCATATCACCATCATCTTGAGTGCCCACATAGCCTAATGAGCTGTCTAATATATTACCTGAGTCCTCATTAGTAACAGTTGTCGTGGTGGTCGTAGTTGTCGTGGTGGTTGTAGTGACTATTTCTGTTCCTTTGTCATCTTCTGTAACAACAACGTTTTCTTGCTCAGTAATAGTTACACCTGGAGTGCAGAGACCATCAAAATTTTTACCCGTTGCATCTGGTAAACAATCTGCCTTAGAATAAGAGTAACAAAGAAAGAGCCATAAGGCCAAAATTCTTAATAGCATCTGTGTCCCCTTTTGGTTCTTCTACTTTAACTTGTTGAATATAATCTTCTCTGTATCTGCTGCCCTCAGGAATTAGGTGAGGGTTCTCTTGCCAGTAAGCAGCGGCCTCAGCCCCGATAAGCCCGTTTACAGGGCACGGAGTCCCTGCATCTTGCATACTTGTCCAGACACGTGGGTCCTGACACAAGATTGCCACCGCACTCACTTTCATGCCAAAAGCGTACTGACTGCGAGATAATTTAAGGAGCTGACATAGCTGATCGTCTATAAGGACGCCTGTAGCAATACCTAAAATATTATTTTGAACTGCTCCGCCGATACCGACTTTACATATATCACTGTTTGAATTGGGCAGAACTGGTGCATTTGCTGTTGGTGGCGTATTATTAACCACTGTGCTAGATACTGTATTTGTTTCTGCAGAGGAAGTTTGTATTGATAAATACATAAATACGACAGTCATAAAGGCGCAGAATAAATAAAAGTATGCTTTAAACATTTAACATCTCCAGCGTCTTCTTGCCTGTCTTAATCTTGAATTTGGATCTTTTGCTGCCTTTGGAAATTTTTTCATTTGTCCTGCACTTCTAGCACAGAACGATTTTCTTCTTTTTGCTGCTTTACTTCCAGGTTTTACTTTACCTGTAACAGCCGTTTTTAATTTAGAGCCAGGGTTGTCACGTCTGTACTTGGCAACACCAGCTTTAGTCATTCCCGCCCCTGCCTTAGTGGGGCGGAAATATTTTTTAGTTTTAGGGGGTTGTTTATCCCGTTTTCTCATTATGCAAAGAAGCAGGTCAGAGAAGTTACATTAGTAAGTGTTGCATGAATATTGTTAGAAAATCTCATACCTTCATCACCAATATAAGTTTCGATTACTGCAGTAGCACTAGCTGGAGTATCAATATCAAATACGGTACTTCCAGTGCTAGAGTCTTTTAATACTATACTACCTGCAGATGAAGCGCAGATAGCATGAATAGCAATAAGTCTTGCTGGTCTCGTAGTTACATTACCAGTAGCGGTAACTTTTGACGAACTTGTACCTATCATAATTTACTCCTATTCGTAACTAACGTCTCTATCTTTAGCAGCCATTATGTAATCAAGCTTTGTATTCATAGCGTCTCCACCTAGAATACCTGAGATACTTGCAGCTTGAGGTTTCATGTTTGCAGTTGGAATATTAGTTTGAGAAGTTCCTACATGTTTTCTGTTTACATAGAACTTAACAGTATCACTATTATTACCTTTTGTTGCAACAAAACCTAATGTGATGAAAGTATCATCAGCTAAAGTTACATCCGCTGTTGGTGATAAAGTAACAGAAGTAGTGGTCCCACCACTTTTTGTTCTGCCAGTAATTACACCGCCTGTGCCCTCTGTTAGAATGAATGCTATTTGATTGTTAGTATTGAAAATATTTTCTGGGTTTGTAATGAATACTTCACCTAAACCTACAAAAATATCAGTTGAAGTTGCGCCAACGGTTTTAAGTCTTGTTTCAAAATAGAGTGAATTGCCAGCAGTTGTTGGTAATGCTAAGAATTCATGTTTACCTTGAATAGATCCACCGTCATTATCAACACCAGCAGCAGATCTTAATTCTACTTCACCGTTTACTGTGTCAGCTAATACCGCAACAGTTGCGCCACTATCTTTTACGATCGTCCATTTATGTGTTTCGTCAAGTGCACCTGCATAGAAATCATCCATATAGTATACTTGATCAGGCCATTGTCCTGTATTCAAATTTTCAAGCGCAGGACGTGCTGATGAAAAAAGAATAGGGCCTTTAAAGTGTGTTCCAGCCATATTAAACCTCCTTGGTTGTATAGACCATAACCATGCAGTCTCTATACCGTCTGCTAGCTCAGTGGTGCATGGTCGTTATGCTAGATCTTAAATATTGCATAAAAAAAGGGCGGAGTCAAAGACAACCGCCCTCATTGTTATGATGATGAATATTTATTATGCACCTGGTGAACCGAATACACATCTAGGATCTGAGAAACCAAATGAGTATCTCTCTCTAGCTTTGTATCTTACATTACCTGTATCGAAATCACCTTCCATTGAAGTTCTAATTGGACTTCTTTGGAAAAGTTTAAATCCGTTAGGAATGTCGGTCTTAATAAAGAACGCATCAGGATCCACTAAGTAGTTGTTTACTGTGTATCCCTCAGGAATCATACCCATGTTTCTTGTTGCGTTAATATCATTGTCGGCAGTACCTGGTCTGAAAGCAGACTCGGTTAATCTGTCAGCAACGAATTGTAACTCAGAAGGAACAATAAGTTTTCTACCCTGAGTAGAGATTAATAAACCTCTCTCATCTGTAAACGCAGCAATGTCAATTAATGATTGCTCTAATGATGCCTCATTAAGATCTGCTGATACTGCAAGTTCATTTCTCAATGTACCTGCAACAAGTGGGTGAGCGTCAGAAAGAAGTGCTACACCGTCACCACCAGGGAAGTTGTTATCAAAACCGTTATTTAAAACGTTTGCAGCTTTCACCTGTTTTGTGTTTGCCATGGAACGTGCAAGTGCTCTTGT